CAGGTCGTTTTGGCTCATGTGGAGACTCCTTGCGGGGGAATATCCACAGCGGTAAAGCAACGCATGTCAACGCTCCAAAATATCTCTAGCTGCGGATGCATATGCCGCAGCAGCATCTTCCGCCATCTCAAACAATCCTAGATGCCTGGACCGCCCTTTAGCAAAACGGCTGGCTGCATATTTCCCAGAGCTTTTATGTAGGTGTACGCCTCGGTAGCCGCTTGAGTTGCTCTTCCATGCCGGCCACGCAGATCGACCCGCAACATCCGCCAAATCAGCCAAATTTGAAATTCTGTTGTCTGACTTGTCGCCATTGAGATGCACCACGCCCGCGCTCGGGAAACTTCCATGCACGAACATCCACGCGAGACGGTGCCCCAAGCAGATTGCCCCGCGCACCCTGATGTAGACATATCCGCCGCCCCCGACGCACCCGGCCTCCTTGCCGTTCAGGTGCTGGAGTTGGCAGTTTTTACGGTGGAACAGTCCAGTGTCTGGGTTGTAATCAAGATTGCGCCGCGCGATTTCCGGCGTGATCGTTTGAACTTTGCTCATGCTGTGCCCATTTGTTTAAGCAACGAACCGGCCCGTCCTGTAACGGATGGTCGCGACGGACCCGGTGCTGTTGGTCATGCTGTCAGCGACCAGGCAGGTGTAGCGCCAGGCGTCGGCGCCGTGGCTGTACTGGTCATGCAGGGGCGATCCCGCCTCGCCGGTCTTGTTGCTGATGTTGCGTCGATACCGCTTCAAGCACTCGATCAGCCCTGCGGCCTTGGTCTTGTCGATGTAGACACGAGGGAATACGAGACGCGCCGCACGAATGCCGTCCTCAATGGGCATGTTCGGCGTCTTCTCGACCGTGCAGCCCAGAGCCTCTAGGATCTCATGAGCACTCTTGCCCGTCTTGAAGTCCTTGGCAAACCCGTCATGGGGCAGATAGTGCACACCCCAGTTCAGCGGCATGGCCTTGAGTTGGGCAACGTAGTCAGCCAGCGTGCGGTGCGAGTCTTCCAGGTAGCCCACGATGCGAAGCTCTGATGCAGACTTCTGCACCAGCACAATGGACATCTTGTCGTTCCACCCCAAATCCCAGACAGCATGGGTCTTGAGCAGGGGATCGGCTGGCACATCACGAATTCGACCCTCGGTTTCGGCCTTGCTGACCTCATCGAAGTAAATGGCCCCCTCGACGGCTGGCTTACACTTGCCCTCCCAAATCCAGTTGTACACCTCTGGCTTGAGGGTCTGCTGGGCGTGCTGCCGCTCCATGTCCAGCGTATTTGGAAACCACCAATTGTCTGACCAGTTCATCTCGACCACCTTGCAATCTGGTGGCGTGTTGAGCACAAACCTTTCATGCGTCGGGTCCGACTCAAGCTCGGGGTTATAGGTGATCCAGATTTCTGAGCCCTCTTTGCGCACGGTAGGGATCAGCACGGACCATGACCTATCTGAGATGGTCTGGGCTTCTTCGCACCACACCACATCCACACCCTCAAACGACTTGATACTGTCCACGGTCATGTCGGACAGACCAGCGAAAAAAAACTCTGTACCGTTCTTTCCCCGGATCGTGGTTTGCAGCACCTCATAGAACGAGGTCAGGCCCAGTCGGGTGATCTGGTCCTTGAGCAACTGGTGAACAGACTGCTGAATGGACTTCTGCACTTCACGGGTGCAAAGAAAGCGGGTTGGCTTGGCCGTACCCTGAATGAGCATGGCAATGGCGACGCCCCACGACTTCCCCGAGCCGCGCCCGCCTTTGATGACCTTGTAGCGGGCAGGCTGAAACAGCACGTCCAGCTTTTTCGGAAGCTCAATTTCCATTTGGCGCCTTGAAGCTGATGGTCCAGTGGTGCTGTAGCGGGTTTTCGGGATCGCCAGCAAGTTGCACAGGCATCACCTTGCCAATCAGCCCTAAGAATGCGTTGGCTGTCCTCGGGTCCATGGCACGCTGATACAGGTACTCAGCTCCACCTGCCTGATCGAGTGCATCCACGATCATCTCGCGGATAATGGAGTTTCCCTTGTCAACAGAGCCTTTTGGCCTGCCTGCTCCGGGTCGCTTGCCACCGGCTCTTGATTGCTTTGATTGTTTTTCAGCCATATCGAGTCCTGTCGGGTATTCGGCGTGTCAATCTTGCCCATCGGTAAAGCGTGCATGAAAGATGCTCGCCACACGGATGAAACACGCGGGTGTGCGGTTGTGCCACTGCCCCGGCGTCATGTAGATGGATCGCCCGTGCTCGTCGCGGTGACGGTGTAGCAGGCCAATGAAGACCAGGTTGTGAAGGGCAGACCTGACCTGGCCCTCTTGCAGCTTGGTTTCCTCCATCACCTCTCTGCGGTTTCGGCATCCGTGACCTACGGCAAGCAGGACGCGCTGCATGTTGCTGGGCTTCTCAAGGGGAAGGGGCTTGCCTTTGCGAATCGTCATCCATCAATCTCCTTGGCTTGTAATCTCAACCCGCACGCCGAACGTGCCGCGCTTGCATTTTTCTTGGGCGTACTCCCAGCGGATCGGACCTGATGGCCCATCATCTACCCCGGCGATCTTGGCGACCTCATCGCGGATCGCCTTCATCGCTCCTTGCAGGTTGTCGTCATCACAGAGCTTTTCCGATATGCGCGTGAAGCGAACCACGGCGGGGGTGGCGAAGGGCTTGACGATGTACTCGGTTGTGTGGCGTTCCGCTTGCACGCGCTTGTGGCGAACTCTCCAGTGCTCCCGAGCGTTCAGGCCGGTGACGGTCTTGATGGGCAGGTCGTACACGGTCAAGTCAGCTTCTCCATGAGTTTGTTGAGGGCGGACAGCTCATCCATGCGCAGCACCTTCCACACGGATTGCCTGCCGTGAATGCCGTTATGGGATCCGGTGTGGCAGTCCTTGCAAAGTGGCAGGCAGGTGAAGTGGTCTCCCTGGCGGATGTGGTGGGCTTCGCTGGGGCCTGGTTGGTCGCAGACGATGCAGCCCATTTCCTTGATGCGCTGCATGTGCATCCGTGCGCGGGTGGTGATGTTCTTGCTGTTCATGCAGTCATCTCCAAGGCCATCTGGTTTTCGTCCACCTCTGGTGCTTGGTGGTGGGTGATGAGGGTGCGCTGGCGGGGCTTGGGTTCGATCAGCCCCGACTTGAGCGCGCACACCGGCCCCCACATCAGCGGTCCGTGCTTTGAGTCGATGGTCTTGGCTGGGTGCAGCAGGGGGCGGTCGCATCTCACGCAGCGCATTCGACCTCCATCACCTTTGGCTCAGTCCACACAATCCCCATCTCCGCGCCCACGGCGTACAGGTACTCGATGAACGCGGCGGCTTCCTTGACGTAAAAATGGCGGGTCTGTATGCCGAGTTGCACAATCCGGCGCCCATCCATGCTTGGGATGACCTGCCCGTCGTGGTGAAGCGGTGTGCCTGCCTGGCGCATCTCGTCAGCGAACTGATCCACCAAGATGCGCTTCCAGCTTTCCGTGTCCCACTTGCGCCCGATGTACGTGGCCTGCTTGGCGAAGTCACCGCACATGGCGTGGTACTTCTCTTCCTGAATACGCTTCTTGGCTGGCTCGCTGATCGTGACCATGAAGCCATCCGGCGCGTGTGCGACTGCGTGCATGGCCCGGTTGCGGGCGGTGGAGTGCGCGAGGATGAAGGTCTGTCGGCTCATGCACGCCCCTTCTTTGCCCATGCCTGCACAGCAGGAAGATGCGCTTTCCAGTCATCACCGAAGCTGGCCTGCATCACCCGCTTCATTTCCTTGGTGACTGCGCCAAGCTGGCGGGCTTCATGGGCCTGGGGTGATTGAGCAATGGCGCGGGCCTTGCACCCGTCGCACTTGACGTAGTACAGCCCGGAAAGCGGATTGGCTTCGGCCATCTTGCAGCCTTCGCAGGTGATGCACTCGACGGTCATGCAGCCTCCACGAAACGGACACCGGGCGCCGGGTTCTTGGCGCGCAGCACGGTTTGCAGCTTCTTGGTGGCGCGTTCCTCGGCAAGGAAGAACTCCCGATGGGTGACGGTGCCCAGCAACTCGACCCACACGTCCGCCATGCCGCGCAGGTCTTCCAGCTCGCCCGGATATAGCGCCTTCGTGCCTGTCGTCTTTTGGCGGTCCAGAATCTTGACGATCACGCCTTGCATCGTGTTGA